GCATCAAGAATCACTTCCCAGATTCGGGCTATGCGATTGAAATTATCTAAGGGGTGGTCATAATCAGAGTTACGGTCCTTTTGAACTAACTGAGCCGCATACGCCGCAATATCATCGACGCTCATCATAGGATTTGCAGGTCCTTCACTTTCGCTTCCGGATAAGTCGCGAACGTTAGGACTCCCGGTTGACTGTGTTCTCCGCTTGTTAGTCTGAACCATTCTGAACCTCCGTCTAATGCCGGGGCTTGAATCCAGTGAACACTTCCCCAGTCGGCTTGTCGTAAGTGGTGATAATGACCGGTTATCAAAATATCGCAGTCACCAATCGGTTGACGACCTAGAGACATTTTGCTCAACCAGCCTTTTAATTTTTGTTCCGCGGTTCCGCTCGAACGAGCAGTGTGACCATGCGTTAATCCTAAAATCCACCCCGCCGTTTCAACCGTGAGCGAAAGATGGTCAGGTGCAATAATCGTTTCAACATGACCATAGGCCTCGGGGTTGAACTCAAGGGCGTCTTTGATTTGGTCAATAACAGCAAGGTCATCATTGTCGGCAAGGGTTGTGAATGCTTTGCCCGCTTTTGAACGATTCTCACCATGGTTGCCTCCTACTGCAACGATTCTGACTTTTTCAAAATGCGGCGCCCATTGACGGATTGCTTCGAGAAGTAAAGTTCGAACTGCATTTACCTGCGCTCGCCTATCTAAATCAACCGAGAAGGTTTGCATTTCATAGTGGCCTAAACAGCCCTCAACGCTGTCTCCGGTCCAAATAATTTGCAGGGTACCTAGAGGTCGTTTTAATCTCTTTAACTCCTCTACGCGCCTCAGAACGGCTGTAATGGCATCTAAAACTCTTTGGGCCGTCGCGGGTGTTCCGCCACCTTCGTTCTTTCCCATCTGCCAATCTGCAAGAACTACATTAAAGACACCATCCCCGTACATAACTTGGGTTTTGTTCTTCTTATGTTTTTTGATTTCTTCTTTTAAAATATCTAAGTTGTAATCCGTTTTTGCATCTTGAATGCGAACTACTTTTCCTTTCCACTGACGATTCAAAGCGCCAAGTGGGTCGCCCCATACATTGAATAAAACCGGTTCGACTACTGCAAAAAATTCTGGGTCCAATCCCCACATGCGAAGAACGCCTGACCAGTCAGGAGCAATTTCACCTTCCATTGGAAGGGTTGTTACTTCGCCTTCATCACCTTTCCATTCAATACCGGGAACCCACTGGGCTTTGCGGTCTCTTTTGGGAGGTTCGTGTTCTTCTTGTTCGGCCTGACCGACAAGGGCCTTAACGCGGTCTTCGAACGTCACTTATCGCACCGGCATCCACGCGCCCGGTGGCGGCGCATCGTGGCTTCACTCATTTTGTAACCCTCGGCTTCGCATAGACGAACTAAATCCACATGGCGGATTCTTTTATCTGCGAGCGCTGTATGAAGCAATAACGCTTCATCGTTATTTAAATTAGCAAGCACCTGTCCAACAAAGCATTCTTGTCCTGCAAATACTTTTGGATTGTTTACGAGTTTTGTTAAACCTTCTTTAAATGTGCTGGTTGACTGCTTTACATCTTGAGCACTTGAGCGAGTACGGGACTGTGAGGTATTCCGCAAGGATTCGTCCACATCTCCAGCACTTGGGGAGTTCGTCACGATTTGAGCCCCTTCCGTATGGGTCCTTTATAGGCTCGCTCATCGTTATCTTTCTACATACGCTTGAAAGTTAGCGGCAATGCGTGGCCTGTCTTTGTCGTCCAAGCCTAAAGGAATAGTTGAGCCTAGGGAAGCGACACGCAAGACTTTCGTTGAAGAAATCGTAACGTCCGTTATGTCAGAAAGAAGGTCCCTAATTGTTTTTGCACCATCGCGAGCGGTTGGATAATCGTCGCGACCACCTCTTACAACAACTTGGATGCGAGGCATATCCACATCGTAAGGATTGCCACCAAAAGATTCAGCCGGCGCCATGCCCTCGTATTCATATAAACAAATACAGTAATCAGGAGAGGATGGCATCTTGCCTAAAAAGATATTGGTTCCGAGAGTGCCAACGGAATTAGTTTGCAGGTAATCACCTAGCGCTTCAAGTATCAACGTAACATCCCTTTCGTAACCCGCTCAACTTTATCAGCAATGCGACCACTTATGCCGTTAACTTGACGGGTCATAGGGTCCTCTAAATACTTTGCTTTGCCATGAGGGTGATTTGCTTCGAGGTCTTCGTGAACATAAATAGCGTATTCGGTAGCGGCCCCACCATAGGTCAGTTCTACATAGACCTCGCCCCCGCGGGTGAAGACTCCGGTTTCAGGTCGGACGCGGCCTGATTTTTTCAAGGCGCTCGTATCGACCGGTACTTCATCTTGAGACGCGGCAAAAGCGTCTTGCGCTTCACTACGCAAAGCCATAGCCGCAACTTTGGCTCCTGCTGGTCCTGATTCTGCTAAGGCTTTTTGAATTCTTTCAAGGTCAGGAAATATGACTTTCATTAGACTCCAAAATGAACAACCGTGTGATGATTTCCACCAGTATCTTTTTTGGTTTCTACCGCAACAATTACAGGTGATGTTGAGTTAGGTAAAGTAATTTTGTCGCCAAGAGTTAAGGCGGCATACGGACCATAGAGAATTACACGGCCTGTTGAAACAATATCTTGTCCATCAATATCTTTCATAAGACGAGTTTCAAAAACAACTCGGCCCCGGGCAGAAGTTACTGTTCCGCCATAAGTGCGTTTTCCATATTTGTCTATTGAGGAACCGGCGTTGAAAACGATTGTGTCCGGCATCATTTCTAAAAACTTGGCATCAATGCCTTCGGGTCCTTGCCAAGTGGAAGGCAACGCCATTACTGAAGACTCGATTCTGAAGTATCTGAACGAGGGTTATCCATTTGACCAAGATGAGCGTCTGTATTGTAAGTAGATACATTTCGGTCTGCTGTTGATTTAAGCGCATCTGCGTTTGCTATCCATGAAGGCGCGTATCGACGCATACGATTTAATCGAAGACTTACCGCAAGCGCAGAAAAACGTTGTGACTGGGTTGAGAAAGTTTCATTAAGAGATAAGTCGCCAACAGATTTTGAGTAATCAGCCTTGTGAGCATATTGTCCAGCAAGGACATCTGCCGCATTAGCCGCCGCATCATAAACATCAGCCCACTCTGAGATGAGCCAATTGATTTCTTCGTCGGTCATGTGAGGAGCGGTTGAATCTGTGTCCTGAATAAGAAAGCGGACCTTATCGCGGTCTGAGGTCGCTGGTCCTACATAGGTAAAAGTCATACCCCTATGTTACACGCGACGCCCCCAACTAATAGCGTTCCACGCTCTTTCGTGAAAATAATAGATAAAGACTTTAACGACAGTTTCCCAAAATGCTATAAGCGCGGCGAGGGAGCCTTTACCGGTAATCACATAAACGACGGCTACCGAAGATACGGTCCCCCAGATTCGATAACTAAGGGACTTAACAAATGAGCGAGCCCTAGTTACTTTCATCTTTATCTTTCTGATAATAGTGTTCGACTTCTTTATCTGCCCAATTGTTGTCTGAAATAAAATCCCAAACCCATTTTAAAAATTTAATCACCAAGATACTCGTTAGGGATTATGTCCACCATTAAATGAACCCGGTCTATACTGGAAGGATTCTGAACCTCATGTCTAAGCATGTTGTTAATCTCCCATAGTTCACCCTCGCGCATATTTATCCCTCGACCATCGATAAAGAATAAAACCTCCGGAGCGGTAAAAATAGGAATGTGGTGACGTCGAACTACATCAAGATAATCCCCGCCATCCTGATGAGGTTGGATATTTCCCCCCGCCATGAGTTTAGGGAGCATCACTCGACCCACCTTGCCTCGGTGGTACTGCTCAAGGAAATAAACAATTGGATAAATCTCAGCCCATAGTTCTGAGTCGGGGTGAGTAACAGTTCCCTGATATGGGTTATTTATCTGCCAATTAAGAGGGCAGTCGTGAAGAAAATAAGTTTGAGTAAGCGCATGGTTTTCAAAAGTTACTTGGCGTGAAGTATTTTCTAACCATTGTTCTTCTGTAAGTTGACTTACTAATTCTCGAATTCGACCAATCTCCACATTTCGGATATGCCTAAAGGTAAAGGGCTCAAAGGATTTCATATACCCATCTCCTTTCTTTTCTGAGTAGCCGATATTGCCTCAATCTCGTCTCCTAGTTTAACTTGCTCAATCTTGTAACCCACATCTCGACCGTAAACGATATTTGTAATGTTAGGAAACTTAACCACCATAGCATCTTTCATTTTAGGGTCGGCTTCAATAAAGGTTTTAACCTCGGCAAAAGTAAGCGGGTCTTTCTCGCTCGTCTTGTATGTATTGCGAACACCAAGAACTACTTGGTCTGTTCGTTTGCCGGCTTCGTCATATAAAGCATGATGACCTTCATGCCAAGGTTGATATCTGCCAAGCATGAGAGTGGTTGGCTTGCGCCAATCGTAAAGACCGCAGTGAAAGATAACGAGTTCTGCTTCTTCGGCAATTGAAAGACCATTGAGGATTTCTACATCTGAATACTTAGGGTCTTCCCACATCTTGTTTGTATCAACAAAACGACCTTCTTTAATTCGATTTACCCAAATCAAATAATTAGGAACCCCAAAAGCATCTCTGGTTTCCTGAGTTGGGCAGATAAAGTCCACAATCACTATATGACCTTGCTCGTCAAGCAATCGGGCCAAAGCGCCTAAACGTCGAGCATTTTCAATGCGGTCTTCAATAGTGAACCCTAAATCTTTATTAAGGTCCGCTCTTACCTTGTCCGCGTTTATATGAATACCATTAACGCGGTCTGCCAATTCGACGGCGAGCGCAGTTTTACCTGAACCTGCTTGACCGATAATTTGAATAATCATTAGACTCCTCCTATGGGGACTCAAACTATCTATTGGGCGGCTTTTAGTCAAGACTCTACACCTGATTTAGAACTAAAGTCTCTTGTTCGACATATTGCCAGCACTCAAAATAATTACATTCAGGAAAACCACGTTGCTTGCCCGGCAATTCGAAATAAACATACAAATACTTTTTACAGCACTTTTCCTTACGATTTAGAGGTTTCTTTTACAGAAGGTTTATTTACCAATAAGCCTAATTTAATTGAACAACGAACTGGATTGTACGAAAACTCTTACGCTTTTAATTGGCACTACAACCGAATCTTTTTTTCTTCTGTGTCTCAGACCATGGAGACCAGCCCGGCTTTCTTGCACCAAACTTCTTACGCTCAATACGGTCATGCACCAAGCGGCGGCTTTGATATTGGCAAGTGGTTTAGACCATCAGCCCCAGCGTTTCAGTTGTGGTCTGGAATAGAGGTGTTCAAAGCCAAAAAAGGGGAGGCTCATCTTTACTTTAATTTTCCTTCTGAAAATAGAATAGAGTTTAAGGAGTTTTCAATGACGGATGACCTTTATCAAATAAGCACACATTCGGTAATGCACAAAAAATACTTACCTAAGCAAAACCTAAACTCTCTCTACGCTCGATTTACTCAAAGCGGGTTCAGTAAAAAGATTATGACTGAAATTGAAGCCAACCTTTTGTAAAAAAGTCCATAGCGTTTGAATACTTTTGTATTACATAATCCGATAGAACTTCTTCAGGGTTAGTTGAGGACTTACTTATCTGAGGGCGAATAGTGTGAAGCGTTGGAATACCAAATTCTTCTTTATCTTCAGAATTATCGTGCTGGGGTATGTTTTCAAAATCATGCTCATAGTGTTCAATCTCTAAGAATTCATAAATCTCAGCAATTGTTTCTTTGGGATTTGTAGTTAAATCTTCGTAAGTAATTAAATGAAACCATTCTTTATAAATAACTAAATTTTTAAATACTGAGTTGTTGCTTTCAATAGCGCCTGAAGGTCGCATTAACCAATCACATCTTGCATCATTAAGAGGTCTATATGAAATCGCAGGGAATTGTTGCTCGAGCATAAACCTGTCTATAAAATTAACTTCAGGGTATTGCTCTGCTAATTTTACAAAAGAAGCCAATACTTCAAGAATGGGTCTATAAGTTACAAGTATCTTTGGCTTATCCATTTTAATTAAATCATCCAAAGAACTATCAGTCCCCCAATGTCTTCCTTTAGAAAGATTAGATAGAACAGGGTTTTGTTTCAATATATTAAAAAGTAATGTACTTCCGCTTCTGGGAAGTCCGCTTATAAAACAATTCATTATAAATATCTTTTCTCTTTTCTAAACATATTTCTATAACCGTTAACCCAAACAGAAGTAACGATTTTTAAAATATCAAAGGCTTCTCGTTGCTCTTTAAAATCGCCAATACGCATTTTAAAGTTTTCTCGTTTAAAAGGTATTACCTGAGCAATTGGAGTTCCAGCAGGAATGTCTCCTTCAAACCCTTCGTCCACCATAAAAGGAAATTGAACAGAATTAGTATAACCGTCTGTATCGACTACCCCTTCTAAGATTCTTATTCCTGTTGCGCCCCTGTGCATGGGCGGTATAAATAAACAGGAATAACCCTTAGGTGTTTTTATGGCCCACGGATTTCTTAATTTAGGAGCGTCTGTTTTCACTTCCAACTCCTTATAGCCTTCTAGTTGAGCCTTATCGTGAAAAGATATTGAGGGGTTTACATCATGCGCCCAGTGAAATTGATAATTAATACCGTCTTCTTGTTTTGTAATTGTTAAATCCGTATGCAATAAAAGTAAATAGCCGGCTGTAAGTGAATCAAAAACAGGCATACATCTTTTCATAGTGGCAGCAAACTTTTTATCTGAATTGTTTTTTGTTTTATGGTAATAACTATCCATTTTTTTATACCACTCGGGAATTTGTTTTGATGCAGGAATTGGATAATAAAAAGAAGGAATCCATTCTTCCCCAACCGTTAAAGTGAAAATAATCTCTTGTTCTTTCATTAATCCACCACATTCCTTTTTATTTCTTGTGTAATAACATTATGTAATCCGCGCTTTGTAAACTTATCATAAAGGTATTGAAGTCCTCTATGTGGGTCGTGTTGTTTATATTTAACGCAACCCCAATGAAGTTCTTCTAATTCTTTGGTCATATAAAATCGCTTAAGTTGCACAGGTTCATCCGTGTCAAACTTTACATAAGCAATAGGGTCATTACGCTTAATATGTACAGTATTAACCCCTTCGTTTAATTGAATAGCGCCTTCTACTGGTCTAAACCATTTACCAATATCCATTGAGCCTCCTACATAGTAGCCGTCAAATACTGGCTTGTGATAGTGCGCCGGGCTAGTAATTATTGTAAGTGGTTCTTCTGACCAAAATATCCAGTTTCCTCTTACTGCAAAAGTGTAAGCGTTTAATACCGACGGCTGTTTCATTTTTACAAATTCAAGAGTATTTTCATATTTTTGCCCTATTGCAAATACTCCTAACTCTGAATCAAGGCCAAACGCTACTTCAAAGGGCAGTCGAAGAATAAAAGTATTTTTAATACTTCCTTGAAAAGCGTGACATTGAAACCAATTATCCCCATTTGCTTCTTTGTTTCGTCTTGAGATTAAATCACTTAACAATAAATCTGGAGTATTGTAAAGCAATTGAACGCTAGGGTATTTTTCCATTACAGAAAAAGGCGACCAATAAACAGTTTTCATTTGTAGTTCTTTGGCTGGCGCATGAAACGACTGTAAAAGCCGCCAAGGTATGTATCTCGTAAAGTCATAAATAAAGAATACTCTTTACGATTAGAAGGTATTTTTTCACTTACCCATGCTTGCCTTTCAAAAGGAATAATTTGAGCAATAGGAGTTCCCTTAGGAATAATCCCGGTAAAACCCTCTTTAATAAAAAAGGGGATGTTTCCAGCCACCCCAAAGTAGCCGCTATCTATAACCCCTGAAGTTGTTATAAAAGGTAAATCGTGTCTATTAAAAGGATGAGTAACAAGAACGGAGTCTGCTTTATTTGTTTTAACCCCCCACAGGCCAGCCCAAGCAAACATTATTGGGGATGTCCCTAGAGGGTGAGGCATCCCGTTTCCTTGATTATTAAGGTCATTAATACTCCCTCTTTTATCAACAACCTTAAAAGTTAATTGACGGTTATGGAATATATCTATGTCGCCATTTTCATAAGAAACAACTTCAATATCTGCTGGAAGTAAATACATATAACCTGAAATCATGGCATCTCTAAAAGGAACACAACTTTTTACATCTTTACGACCAAGAGCCTTAATGGGTTTGTCTGTATTGTTAATATATCTCGAAAGTTTTTTATACCATTCAGGCAATAAAGAAGAAGCAGGTGTTGGGTCTGCTTGAGACGCCTCTACAAACTCATCAAAGGCCTGAAATTGAATCTTTTTTTCTGCATGAAAAAACCCCATAAGGAAAACTTATGGGGTTACTTCCACAAAGTCAATTAAGACTTAAGGCGCTAACTCTTAATTATTCGCCTTCAAGAACAGTTAGACCTTCAGGCCATTCCCAGCCTTCAGGACGATTAGCCTTGTTCGCTTCTAGCAGTAATGAATCTTCTGGAAGTTCAGAAGCCTTCTTCGTGCGAAGTTCTATGTATTCTCCTGTGGTTTGATTTGTATAACTTCCATCAGGAAGAATAAATCCTTGTTCATCATTGTGAGTAGTCCAAATCTCAGGGTCTGCATCGAGAATAATCAAAGGCTGTTCTTCTGTGGTTTCTACATAACGAACGCAACCCCAATGTTCAAGTTGTCCAGCCATTACTTCTTCAAAATTAGAAGCCTCTTTATCAACAACAATGTGATTAACAACTTGGTCTAAGTCATTAATTAAAGCAAAAGTTTCTAGTCCCATTTTATCTCCTATGACCAGTAAGTAATAATAACTGCGCCCGATGAACCAATAGAACCGTAGCCGCCACCTGTGCCATCAACACCTGTGTGAGTAGATATATCCCCACGCTTACCGCCGACGCCGAATGCACCATATACAGGTGTAGCAGTTCCTGAGCCACCAGCAAGAGCGCCTAACAATGGAGTTGCGCCACCAGCCGTACCAGCAGGTTGTCCTCCAGCGCCAGCGGCATTATTTGTAAAAGCCCCAGCGTTCGTAACATTTATTGCATTTATACTTGGAGCAAATCCGTTATTGCGCTGAAAGTTATTAGCGTTTACGTTTAATACAATTCCTGTGTAACCACCTGATGCACCGCCTCCGCCAGTTGAAGATACTGCTCCTGCGGTAGAAGTTCCGCCGCTTCCACCTGAGGGAACCGTATAATTACCAGTACCTGCTACATCAGTATTGCGGTTTCCAGATTGAGTGGAGTTGTTCATATCTCGTTTCCAAGCATACAAAGTTTCTCCATTAAAAGTTCCTGCACCTGCTTTTGCTCCAGCGGCTCCAACAGTAATTGTTAAAGGACCAGTGAGATACATTTGTGTTTTAGCAATACCTCCCGAGCCGCCGCCGAGTCCATCACGGGTAGTTTCTGCGTTTACGGCAGGAACGCCGGTATTATAAGGAGTAGTTGCTGAGTTAAATTGAGCGCCGTCACCAAAATAATCATTTTGTGACATGCGCAAAGCAACAGTGATTGCTCCTGATGCGTTTATCAAAGCACCACTGCCTCCGCCGCCTCCACCAATTACTTGAATATCAATAAGGAGTGGTTTTGCCACTCCGTAACCATCGGGCAAAGTAAATGTTCCTGATGTAATAAACTTTACTAACTTTGGCGAAAGTCCGCCACCGCCACCTGAAGGGATTGAGGATGTAGGCATTAGACGCTCTCCACTCCGCTAATGTGGAATGAAACGGAAGTTGCGCTCGCTCCACCTGTGATTAGTTTTGTAGTTGTGAGAACCTGTTTCATATCAATTACCTGAGAAGTATTAGCAAGAAGGCTTACTGTTGTCATAACCGGAACTGAATCAAAAGAAATTGTTGCAGTCTGTGTTGAAGCAGAGTTATTTGAAATAACAATACTTGTGATGATAGCCGTTGTTGAGGCAGGAACAGTATAAAGAGTCGTTCCTGTATTCGTTGTTGCCGCACCCCTGAATAGGGTTTTCGGTGTGTTTACTGGCATTTAGATTCCTCTTTCTTCTACGGCTTATTCTGCCATATACGTTTAAGTTTTTAGTTAGATTGCCTGCATTATAACGAGCATTTCGCCGGAACCGATATCGTCAAGCAAAGCCATAGTACCTGTTGCCGCTGGGAGAGTAATCGTTCCTGCCGCTGAAGAAGCCGCCTGAATAATGGTTGAGCCTTCAGCCGCACCATTTATAGTCAAACTGCTTCCAAAAGATTTATTTGTGAAGGTTTGCGTTGCGCTTAAAAGAGCAACCGTTCCTGAAGCGTTAGGGAGGGTGATTGTATTGTCGCCGGTTGGGTCCACAACAGTAAGAAGCGTTTCAAAATTGTCGTTTGTTGAACCCTCAAAGAAAAGACCTGTTGAACCAATAGTCTTATTTGTTAGAGTATAGGTACCGGTTGTTGTGAGGGCATTGGTATCAATATAGGTCTGAACATCGTTAGCGAGGTTCGCCATATCCAATGGAATGTTAATTGCATCTGTTGATGCTGGGTAACGCAACCCACCTGATGTTGTTGGCATTTATGCCTCCTATACGATTTCCACGCCAAAGGCGTTAAACGATAATGTACCAGATGTCGAATAAACTCTTAGGATATCCGCGGCATCCATGGTGATTCCTAAAGCAAGTTCTGTGGTTGAGTTGCCATTGATAATAACTTCTCGAGCCACATATTGAGCCAAAGTATCGGCGGCACCATTTTGGGCTACCGATATTCGGAAAGTAGTTTGTGATGAACCGGTATTGCAGACCACCACTGAATTGATAATGGCGTAGGTTGCAGACGGAACAGTATAAAGAGCCGTAAGGGTCGCGGCAGTAGGGGCAGACTGGCCTAGAACTTTATAGGTTAATGCCATACTGGTAACTCCTTGTCAGTAATGGGTGCGGTCTATTAGCCGCAGTACGAAGTCTATCAGCCCAATCGCGAACTGTGTTTGAAAACGTGGCGTTGGCGAGCGCGTTGTAATCTGCATAACCTGTTGCTTGAGAATAAATTAAGCCCGCTCGGGACAGGGCTCCATAGTCATTACCTACGTTGGTCTTGGTAAGACTTAGTAGAGGGTCGGTCAATCCGGTCAGGTCGTACATATCAGTAACTGTTAATGAATTACCAATGTTTCCGATAAGCGTTCCGACTTGAGCATAAGTCCATGTAAATGTAGCCGCGGCTAGAGCAGAGTAATTAGGATAAGGAATTGCTAAAGCGGCATAAGTTCCAATTTTAGCCGAAACAGAGTTGTACCCGGTACGGCTTACTACCCCAAGGTTGGTCGTCTCTCGTAAGTCGGTTGAAGTTGCACTGTAATTATTAAGGCGAGTCATACGGTCGTAGATTTGTTGAATGCGAGCATTCGTTAAGAAGATATTTGGGTTAGCCGCACTTGCATAGGTCCCCCAAGTCGAAGCCATGCTTCCGTAAGTATCAAAATAAAGATAGAGCCATTGATAAGTGCTAGGAATCGGTAGAGTTGATGTAGTCGGAGTTGTTGCTTGAGCATAATAATTTTCTTGAGTTTCTGTCCGAGCGATTAAGGGAGGCCACAATTGATAGGCAATAGGCTGAATATATTCAACAATGTTTTGGTCTGTTCGCAAGTCTGAAATATCAACAGAGGAACCTAAAGATGAAGGAAGTTGTATAAGGTAAGTTCTGCCACCTTCAAAAGATTCTTCGAAAAGGTAATTAAAATTAACAGGGCTTACATCCGGGTCGTTTGTTACCGGGACTTGAACGCTAAAAGAGCCGCCGGATAAATCCGTTGTGAGGACGGTTGGAATAATAATCCTGTCCGCCGCTGAGTCAATGAGAACCTGAGAAGGATAAACTTTTACCTGTCCAAGAATTGGCTGACCTTGAAAATCAAGGTATTGACCGGTCAGTGTAATAAGGGTTATGTTGCCGGGTAAAGCCATTATCTATCTCCCCACCAACACGCAACCACTGTAATTACAATAAGTCCAATAACCATTTGAAT